ACTTTGCCATCATTTTTACGAATTTTGGCAATGAAGTCTGGGAAATATCGGTGCTTTTTCTTGTCGATTGGACTAAGATACGGTATGGGCAATTCTTCCGAACCCCACCAGATGATGTTCGGATTCTCATCCAAATATCTCATTACCTTTATTTCCCACGTGGATCTGTAGATAATATTGGCGGCATCACCCTTGTATTTCTGCGGGTTTTTCGGTCTAAATCTTCCTTTATTTGACATAAATACTATCTAGTCAACCAACAGGAACTCTCATGGCATTTTTTGGCCTCTCAAACATTCAATTCAATAATATAGAAAAAAGAACATTTGGGGCTCTTGCTTCACTAGAAGGTTCTCCTTTTCAAAAGACAACACTAAAATATCCCCTAGATGTTGGTAGTCCAGATAAGGGTCACTATATGGTATTCTTTGTGAGAGAACAAAAGAATACTCAATATGGCGCATCTTATAGAGGTGGACAGTCTTTTTCTAAAGAGCAGGAAGAGAGTGTTTATGGTGCGCTAAACAAATCTACTAATTTTAGTGGAGGTGGTGTTAGTTCTGGAAGAAAAACTTTCTCAGATACCATCAACGATAAACTTACTAATCTTGTCTCAAGAGGAACATCTTCTCTGACGAATAGATTTGGCTCAGGTAGTCCTGCGGGTAAAATCTCTGGAGCAATCAATAATTTTGTCAAAGGACCACAGCCACAACAGCAGCTAACTGATGTGAGAGGCACTCAAGAGTTTTCAATCAAAGCAATTACAGACAAAAATGCTTCTACAGCCGCAGGCTCAGCTTTTCTTGTAAGAACACAATTGACAAGTGAAGCAATTGCATTATATATGCCAGATACCGTAAACTTTGATTCAAGTGCAAACTATACAGATGTAAAACCCGGTGAATCTCTTTTAGGTCAAGCAATGGTCGCAGCACCCAGTCTTGTGGATGCAGTCAGAAGAGGTGACACAAGAGGTCTTATGAACGCTGCTAAAAATTCAGGCTTAGGTTCAATGCTTGCACAAAAAGCAGCCGAAGGTGTTGGCATTGATCAAAGTGTTGCACGTTTAGGTGCATATCTTGCAACTGGTGGGGTTGTCAATCCAATGATTGAACTCATGTACACCGCACCAGATTTTCGTAATTTTCAGTTTGAGTTTATGTTTTATCCGAGAAGTGAAAAAGAAGCATTAGAAGTTCAAAAAATAATTGAACGTTTTCGTTTTCATCAAGCGCCTGAATTGATGGGTGGTATATCAAATCAAACTGGTTTGCTAATTCCGCCTTCTGAGTTTGACATCAAGTTTTTCTATGCTGGACGTCAAAACCCAAACATACCCCCAATTGCAACTTGTGTTTTGAAATCTATACAAGTCAATTATGCACCAAGAGGTTTTTCTGCGTATGAAAGTGTAGGAGAAAACATTGCTTCTTTAGGTAGAACTGGTATGCCTGTTGCTATTCAAATGACCTTACAATTTCAAGAAACAACTTACATTACCAAAGAAGATTTTAATGATGCTAGAGGATATTCATCAACAAAAGTGGATGTTGAAGCAAGCAAACAAAACATATTTGCTAGTAAATAAACGAGCGTAAAAATGGCAAATTATTTTAATTACTTTCCTCTATCTTTTTATACGACAGATAATAAAGGCAATAGCCTTGATACCGTTACAAACATAATCGCTCGTTTTGGATTTGAGCAAAAGTTAAAAGAAAACTCTTCAATATTTTATGAGTATCAAATTAAAGACTCTGATACACCCGAATCTATAGCGGCAAAATATTACGGTGATCCAGAGAAACATTGGATGGTTCTAATGTTCAATGACATTGTTGATCCACAATATGATTGGCCTTTGAGTTATCCCAATTTTATCAAATATGTCAACAACAAATACTCTGCAAATGGTGCATCAAATACCACCGTTCAGTCTGGTCTAACTTGGTCTCAAAGTGAGAACAATGTTCACTCATACTACAAAGTAATTACTAAAAAATTTGTTTTGACCACTGTTGATAACAAAACAATTAATGAAAAAATTCAAGTTACTGCAAATGCATATGCAAATGTAATTGTAAGTTCAACAAATTACACATTGGACAATGGTAAACAAATTAATGAAACAATTTCTAAAGAAAAACTTACATACTATGAGTACGAAGAACAAGAAAACGAAAACAAAAGAACTATAAAAATTTTGAAATCGGAATTTGCTATGCCTGTGATGGAAGAATTTAAAAGAATAATAAGTCCGTCATGAGTATAATTAAGTCAACACAATTTTATGTAAAAGAAATTGTCATTCAGTCTAAAGGTGGACCTGTTCCAATTAAAGATTTGGTTGAAGAAATAAACTTCTATGACAATTTGTTTTTACCTTTTTCTTCTGGTGAAATACTGATTACAGATACAGCAAAACTTTTGGAGAGAGTATCGCCAATTAATGATCCAATTCAATTTTACATTTCTAAAACTCCAACTGATGATGTAAGTATATTTAAAAAAGTTTTTAGAATATATGAAATTTCAAGTAGAAAAAATCTAAACAATAATAGCGAAGCGTATATCATGCACTTTGTTGCTGATGAGTTCATTCTTTCAAGTCAGAAAAAAATTGCATTTGGATTTGAAGGTAAATATTCTAAGTTAATTGAAAAAATAATGACCGATAAAAGAGACGGTTTGGGTTTGAATACAACGAGCATTAACAAGATTGAAGAAACAAACGGTATTAGAAAAATTACTGTTCCAAATTTATCTCCACTGAATGCAATTGAGTGGTGTTCTAAAAGAGCATTAAGTCCTAAGAACGTGCCCGACTTTGTTTTTTATTCTAACATGGCAGGTTATAATTTTGTATCTCTTTCAACTTTATTAAAACAAGATCCAATATTAGACATCAATTTCTCACCTAAAAATTTAAGTAAAAATAATGGCCTCTCTGAGATGAGTCAAGCCAGAGGATTTGAAGTTATATCTCAAGCAGATACCGTTTCAAGAATTCAAAACGGAGTTGACACAGGCGTGTTTATAGGATTTGATCCATTAACAAGAAGTATGGGTCAAACTCAAATAGATGGAAACAAAACTTATGATGCCATGGATCACGCTAATAAAAATCAAATACCTTCTGAGATAGTCAATACAGTAGATAATACAACAAATAAAACAAACATAAATTCAAATCAAGTTCTAAGTTTTAATAATAAAGAACAAAAGAACAGTAAGTATATCAAAGATAACGATCCAACTTCAATATCAAAGAACGAAACTTTGGAATTATTTTTACAACAAAGGAAAGCGATAATAACTAGACTAATGGAAAAAAGAATTAGAATAGTTATGCCTGGCAATTTTCAACTGTCATCGGGTTACATTGTAAATATTATTACTCCAGGTTTTGGAGCATCTTCAAAACAAGAGGATCCGAATTTTGATAGAAGTTTAGGAGGCAAATATTTAATTGTTGGAGTAAGACACATATTAAGCGGTAATCGTCATGTTACAGTAATTGAAGTTGCGACAGATTCAACCAATGATACAAGAAATCCATCAACAACACAAAATCAAAAAGAAGTTCTTACTAGTTATGACCGAGATACAAAAGTTAATAATGGCAGCAGTAGTTATTTAGGAAGATAAAATAAGAAAATGGAGATGAAGAAAAATTTTGCTGGTAAAGATGGTTTCATTTGGTGGACTGGAATTGTGGAGAACAGACAAGACCCATTGAAGTTAGGTCGTTGTCGTGTTCGCTGTTTGGGTTGGCACTCACCAAACAAAATGGAATTACCAACAAACTTATTGCCTTGGGCCATACCAAATATTCCAGTAAACACCAATGTTGTATATACCCCCAAAGAAGGAGATATGGTTTTTGGTTTCTTTCTTGACGGCGAAAATGCTCAACAACCTGTTATGTTAGGAAGTTTTCCAAGCATACCATTAAAAGCGGCAAATGCACAAGAAGCATTCAATGATCCAAGAACTGGTTCCGAGCTTTCTTCTGCACCAGTAAAACCAACTGAGTCTGCAACAAACTATCCACGTAAGTTAGATGAACCAACAACATCAAGACTTGCAAGAAATGATGCTGATTATCCATCAGAAATTGTAACAGCAAAGAAATCAAAGAAGGCAAGTAAAGTTGAGCCTAATCCATATTACAATGCCAAATATCCATACAACAACGTGTATGAATCAGAATCAGGACATGCGCTAGAGTTTGATGATACAAAAGGCGCAGAACGAGTTCATGTATACCATCGTTCGGGTTCTTATGTTGAATGGGGACCGGAAGGTGACAGAGCAGAAAGAATACAGAGAAACAAATTTGAAGTTGTTGTGGGCAACGAACAGGTTTATGTTAAAGGCGATGTTACTGTTTATGTTGATGGTAATGTAAACATGGAAGTTGGAGGAAACTTCAAAGTTGATATTGGAGGAACTTGTGAGATTAACTCTGATGGAAATATGACGTTCAATGCACCACGCATAGATTTCAACTAGTATGGCAATATTTTATGAAGTGACGCAAACAAACGCCACTGGATTTGTAACGATACCTGGTGATGATAGAAATGACATTATTGACCCAGACTTAAAAGAGAAGTATGTTTTTTCTGCTTACGAAGGTTTTGCTTTTTCGGTTGACATCAACTTCAAGGCATATTACATACAACCAATGACAACTAATAAAGTTTATGTTGATATTTTACAAATAGATGTTTTATACGATTTTCCAAGTATTGCACTGACTACTACTAAGATTGATGTTGATACGATTAGGCTGAGTGGAGCAACAAACAATATTTTTCCAAATACTTTTTATAAGTTTACGATGCCGGATTATACAGAGAAAATTTTGCCTCCAAACACAACCGAAGATTTTTATGGTTTGAACTATTATGAGTTACCACAGCCAACGGAGATAGAATACACATATCCATTCAGAATAAAAAGTGCTGCGGGTGGAACAGAGCCCGAACAAACTAATGATCTTGATTTATTTCAGTATCATTATTGGAATTATGATTCAGCCAGAGCAGAAGTTTTGAGAGTTGTGGCAGAGGGGAAAAACTAATGCCAGCAGTAGCAAGAACGGGAGACCGTGTCATGTCAAGGGATGGCTCAGGCAAAAAATGTAAGTCGCCAATGAGAACTTCTGTAGGAGAAGCAAATGTCAAAAGTGTTTATGCTGGAGGTTCACCAATTGTGGTAGCAGGTAATCAAGTTGCACCTCATCCAAAAAGTGGATGCGTACCAGACACATCAACTTTATCTTCTTTTTCTGGCACCGTTTTTATAGACGGTAAAGGTATTGGAAGAATTGGTGATGAGTATGGACCAAATATAATTACACAAGGCTGTCCGAACGTTTTTTCGGGCTGAATAAATAAAAGATGACTACCACAATAACATCCAACAATCCAAGAATAACTTCCGAAAGGATATTCAAAGATTTAGACTTGAATTTTACTTTGCATCCAGTAAAAAAAGATGTGTCAAAACACATCAATGAGTATGCGATTATCAATTCAATCAAAAATTTAGTTTCAACTAATTATTTTGAAAAACCATTTAGACCAGAAATTGGCAGCGGTTTAAGAGACTTACTGTTTGAAAATGTTGACCCGGTTATTTCATCTCAATTAGAGAGAGCCATTGAAGAGACAATATCAAATTATGAACCTAGAGTCTCAATAGAAAATATATTGGTAACTGCTTATCCAGATGATAATCGTTATAGTATAACAATGACATTTTATATAATAAACAATCCTAAACCAATTACCATTGATTTCTTCTTAGAGAGAATTAGATAAAAATGGCAGATAGACTAAGAGTAACTGAATTAGATTTTGACACAATCAAACAAAATCTAAAGACATTTCTAAATCAACAAACTGAATTTACGGACTACGATTTTGAAGGATCTGGTCTGTCTGTTTTGCTTGATATTTTGGCGTATAATACACACTATCAAGCGTATTATCTGAATATGATTGCCAATGAGGCATTCTTGGATACCGCTTTGCTTCGTGATTCGGTTGTTTCACATGCAAAAACTTTAGGTTATGTTCCATATTCACGTAAAGCACCAGCCGCTACAATTAATTTTACGGTATCTACAAACTCATCTAACACTGCAACATTGACGATACCAAAGGGATTTAGATTTTTATCTGATAATATAGACGATGTGAGCTATAATTTTGTCACTCTTTCCGAAACTGTTGTGACAAAAGCAAATACAAATTTTTCATTTTTGAATTTAAAAATTTATGAAGGTCAATTGGTATCGTATTCATTTGTTCAAAATGACTCTACAAATCCTAAACAAGTGTTCACTCTTCCAGATGCTGGTATAGACACAACGACACTTACTGTGACAGTTCAACCATCAGAATCAAACACCAATGTTATTGTTTACACTTTGGCTTCCGATGCATCAAATACTTCTTCTCAAGCAGCAGTATTTTATTTGCAAGAAAACAAATCGGAAAAATATGACATTTACTTTGGTGATGATGTTATAGGTAAAAAATTGCCTGATGGTGGAATTGTCAATGTAACATATCTTGTTACAAATGCCGATGCTGCAAATAAGGCGAACAATTTTGTTGCAACGGATTCTTTAGTAGATTCTTTAGGAAATTCTCAAACAAACTTTACTATCAATCCAATCAGTGAGGCATCTGGTGGTGCTGAACGTGAAAGTGTAGATGAAATAAAATTTTCAGCACCTCTTCAATATACAACACAAAATCGCTTAGTCACCGCAAAAGACTATGAAGCGTATATCAAGAAAAATTATCCATCTGTTGATTCATTATCTGTCTGGGGTGGCGAAGATGAGATACCAAGAGTTTATGGTAAAGTTTTCATCTCTTTGAAACCAAGAGATAATTATTATCTAAGTGAAGCAGAGAAACAACGAATTCTTGATGAGATTGTTGGACCAAAATCAATTATTTCAATAAGCTCAGAAATAAGAGATCCTGATTATCTGTATATACTGCTCAATAATCAAGTCAAATACGATTCTAAGAAAACCACTTTCACTGAGGCACAACTTACTACACAAATTAGAAATGCAATTATCAATTACAAACAAACTTATTTGAATAAGTTCAATGCCATTTTTGCTCTTTCAAAAGTACAAGACCAAATTGATAATGTGGACACAAACGCTATTATTGGTTCAGAAACAACAGTCAAACTCCAAAAAAGAATTGTGCCGGAACTCAATCAAAGTTCTAATTACACCATAACATTTGGCGTTCCAATCAAGAGAGGAACACTTACAGATAGACTGACAACAACAGAATTTTCTGTTTTTGATGCCACTGGTGTGGCAAGAACATCAATTATTGAAGAAATACCACAATCATTTACAGGTGTTTCATCGATTGAAATTATAAATCCAGGTTATGGTTACACATCAACACCAACTG